TATAAATGCAAAGGTATAATACTATCATAGTTCCTTTTAAAAATAAAAGGTTTAATTAACTTATTATAATTCAAAATCTTCATATTATTTTCTATTTTCTTTTTTAGATTTTCTTGATATTCTTTTTGCTTTTGTAGTTGTTTTTGTAGTTGTTCTCTCTTGTTTACCAACATTATTATAAATAATTATATAAAAAAATTATTTATAAAACTTATATATTTTAGATAAAACCTAAAAATATTTATATTGCGTGAATTTATATGTTAAATTTAAATACAAAAAATAGGTTACAAATAGTAGACAAATCTAAACTGTATAATAGACCCTACACATTTTTTAAACCTGATTATAACCCAATAATTCCTCTAGACATTTATCAAACATGGTCTACAAAAGACTTACCTCCAAAAATGAGAGAAAGAGTAGAAATATTAAAAAGTCAAAATCCTAGATTCAGACATCACTTATATGATGATAATGATTGTCGCGAATTCATTAAAACATATTTTAGGCCCGATGTTTTGGCGGCATATGATTCACTTATTCCTGGCGCATATAAAGCCGACTTATGGCGCCTATGTGTATTATTCATAAATGGTGGAATTTACATGGATATTAAATTAATATGTGCTAACGGTTTTAAATTAATTGAGCTCACTGAAAATAACCATTTTGTAAAGGATAGACCGGTTAATTCAATATTTAATTCGTTAATGGTAAGTCAAAAGGGAAATTTGTTTTTATTTAAATGTATAAGACAAATTGTGGAAAATGTCAAAAATAAGTACTATGGAAATTGTCCTTTATCTCCCACTGGTCCAGTACTATTAGGAAATATAATAATAAATAACAATTTGCGAGTTAATGTTGATCTTACACATTATCAAGGTGGTGGGTATGTTATATATAAAAATAGGTTCATTATTTCAACAGAATATCCAGAATACAATCACGAGAGAACAACTACTTATAATAATATCAATACAAAGCGCTATGATCAGTTATGGAATGAGAGAAATATTTACAGATAAATTTTTCTCTCATTCCATAATGTGGCATAATGTTTTTTCTTTGAATATTTATCTCTCTCTCTAGTATGTCCATTATAACTTTTCAGAATTGGTATGTTATTAAAATAAATGACTTTAAAATTATTATCATCATTTATTAATTCATGTTTTAAATCAACAATTTCTTCACTAGTTGAAACAAATTTTGTTAATAGACCAGGTCCAGTAGGGTCTAAAAATCCATTACCATAATATTTAGTTTTCACATTTTCTACAATTTGTCTAAGAGCTTTAAATAATATTTGGTTTCTAGGTAAACATACCATCAATGCATTATAAATATTTACATTATTTATATCAGCAACTAAATGTTCTTTTTCGGTTAAATTAATAAATCTAAATCCATTTAATGGTTTATATTTGATATCCAAGTAAATACCGCCATATATAAAAAGGATGCAATATCTCCATAAATCAGCCTTGTAAGCGCCTGGTATGAGTGAATCATAGGCCCATAAAACATCCGGTTTAAAATATCGTTTGATAAATTCGCGACAATCATTATCATCATATAAAAAGTAATTGAATCTTGGATTTAATTGTTTAATTGTTGCGATAGTTTTTGCCATTAAAGGTGGTAAAAATTTGGAATGCCATGTTTGGAATATATTTGTGGGAATTACTATATCGTAATTTGGTTTCAATGGATACGGTATTTTAAGTTTTTGATTTATTTCATTTAAAATTTTTTTTTCTTGTTCATTTTGTTGACTAATAATTCGCATTTTAATCATTTTATTTATTATATACATAAAAAATAAAACGTTACTTTAATCTAATAATTTTTATAAATTTATACTTTTAAATTTATATCTTTTTAATACATTCTACACATTTTATACTTCAATTTCTCTATTGAAGTAATCCCCCATAATTTTATATCTCTCGTTTTCTAAACCCTGTTCCAAAACAGACCAAGGAGTACAAGACTGGAAAGCATCCAATCCTTGCTCACAAAACTGGTTCAGGAGAGCAGGGCTAAATCCGGCCATCATGGAAACATTCGGCTGGTTAGACATAGAGGGAAACCCGCTCGTGCTTCTCAAGTTCCAAAAGAGGATATGAGGAGGCTTAAAGGGTTCGCCATATAATCGCACACCTGCCGCTGCATACTTAGCCTTAACTGTGTCATATAGTACTTTCTTGTCGCAATCATCACCCGCGTCAATTTGCATATCCGACAAGATAGCGAGCACCATATCCTGAACTTCTTCAGGCTTCAATTTATTTTGAATAACGGAATCCAAAATCGCATCAAATGCCGCATACAAATTGGTATTCATTCCCCATTCAGCTCTCTTCACGAGTGCGACTTGATCAACGAAAGTCTCGTATCCATCCAAATTTACCCAGGTTGGCTTGGCACTGAAAGTCATCACCCGCTTACCAAGAACGGACTTTTCAGCAATACGAAGACCAAGTGCGATTGCCACATGCATTGGGTCGCCTTCCATAGAGCCGGAAACATCCACCATTGAAATAATCTTATCTAGTGCTCCATTCTGTGTAGAATTATCACGCCACTGTGAGTTCAGCAAATCAATCTCCAATTGAACAGTTGCCAATTCTTCTTTAGTAATATCATTTCTATAAGGCGCCTTTGCACTTTCTTTCCTACTGATAAGCTCTATCGCCTGCTTAGTGAAATCAGCCATTCCAACACGCTTACCCTTCATTTCCACTTCGCCGGCCGCAGCTTGCTTGATACGTGCCTTGAAATGCTCGGCACACTCAACACGATCCAAATCATCAGGGAACCTCTCTGTTCCGTCCTTTTTCACATTCAAGAAGGCCTTCTTCTGCTTAGAAGTGGTAATAGAGGTTACCTTATTGAAGTCAATTTCAGACCATAGCTTTGCACATTGCTTCACCTGAGTGGTATCAATTTTCACATTGATAGATGACAAAAGCTTACGATATTGTGTCTTGCATTTTCTAGTAGCCTTTTCCCTTTGTTCGGCTGTATTAGCAGTCCTCATAAATTCAGGATAAAAATCCGTGGCAAGTGCTTCGTAGAGCCAGCCAAAACTTGACTTCTCTCTAGGAATCCACTTGGCAATTAGAGTAAGTTCAGAAACAGGCGCAATAGAATCCTTACGCAGCTGTGTGTTTAGAAGCTCAACGGAATACTGAACAAGTGGATGATGAATATCGGCTCCTTGTTGCTTCTTACAATATTCGCAAAAATATTTTAGATCCTTCCAAGAGCCGTATTGATGCACGCTCTTGTCCCCGAGATCAACCAAGCACTTAAGAGCGAACTTGGCTAGAACAGGGAAAAACTCATACCAAGTGAAAATCATCATATAAGAAAGAGTATATTCACCCTTACCATCAATGATATCGCGAGTTTGCCCGATAATTCTGTATAAAACAGAAAGATACCCCTTTGCCAATTCTCTCTCAGGAAGAGAGGCATTTAGTAAAGAATTCGTCAGTCTAACAAGAAGATCCCTGAGTACAACTTGGAGAGCTTTACCATTATCCTGAGTTCTCGTTACTTGGAAACTGAATTGAAGGATTTTCTCTTGAATTGAATTAGACCAGCCATATTCTGTATGACCATTTTCGCCATATTGCGTAGGTGTGCTGTTGTCAAGTGCGGTGATGAGTGCTGCCATTATGATACTATATATTATTCCCTAGTCTTTATATTGTTTTCTAATTGTTTTTTTATTACTACTTGATGAAGAACGCAGGTAAATCTTTTTGGTAGAAGTATGTGGATTTACCTCCTTGAGTTCATTTGATTTTTCGTAAAATACAAGTATTAAATCGTTTAAATCATGTAGCATATTTATCGTTTTTTCAAGAGCTATTGCGTCTATGTTTTTAATTATTTTTAAATAACTTCTCTCTGCAATGTCTTCTTTAAAAACAAAACTTTTAACCTCTTCTACATCTAAAGTTATATTGTATTTCAATATGGATAATAAGGAATATCTTCTATCGCCATCTATAACAGACCTTTTAAGTATTTGAAGTATCTCTTCTCTAGAAATATAATTTGGTCTGGACATTAAAAAAGATTCCTGCTTTATTTTTTCAATATCATTGGATCTGTTAACATATATAAATTTCAAATTAATATAATATAAATCATCTTTATAGAAATCTTGATACAATTCCTCTGTTTTTTCAAAATTATTTATCCAGTCATCATCTAATTTATTATTGTATTCATTGTTATTATTGTATTCATTGTTATTATTGTATTCATTGTTATTATTGTATTCATTATTATTATCGTTCATAATATATTATAAAAAGTGGATATAATACATTATAATATTTAACTAATTACTAACTAACTACTTAATAGTAGGAATCATTATCGGAATCATAGTCGGTATCCGCATTTTCCCTTTCTTCATATAATTCATCCAATTTATCAAAATACTCATAATCATAATTCGGAAATCTATACATTTTTTCCCATGTATCATAACCCCACATATCAATATATTCTTCCGTTCTTTTTTTATGTAATTCTACTAAAGCATTTATTATATCTAATCCTATTTCTCGTTCTGATTTCTCTCTAGGTTTTGGGGTTAGAGACGGCTTATATTTTGTAATAATCCTTCCAGTTTTTAAATCTTTTCTTGAAATAGCCCATCCAGGCTTCAAACTTTCATATTCCAAATCTACTTCCACATCTGAAGTCTTCAAAACATTTCCTTTTTTAACAGTTACACTTTTTAATTTATCTGAATAATTCATACTAGGTTCAGATGTGTGTGGTTTTTCTGTTATATTTATTGTTAGATCAGGAAAATTTTCTGGATTCAAATTCTTTAATTTCTCTTCGTTTTCCCTTTCTTTTTCCTTGTCTTTTCTAGTTTGTTCTTCTTTTAATCTTCGCTCCATTTGTTCCTTACTATTTCTATTATCAAAAGTTCTTCTAGGCCTATCATAAATTGGCTGAGCTCTTTTAAATATATTTTCTTCTGTAGTCTTCTCTGGTGTTCTTGTATTTTCTGATGTTCTTGTATTTTCTGATGTTCTTGTAGTGTTTTGGTTCTTTGTATTGTCTTTATGACCCTTTGTATTTTGTTTTTTTGTATTATTATTTGTTTCTTTAATTTCATCAGCCAATGCTGCGAAACGAGAATTAGGTTTAAACTTATTACTCATAATTATATCCTTGTGTATAGTGTATAATATATATTTGGTTATATAATTATATATGAATATGTATTTAAACTAGTTTTAAATATTATATTTTTAATAGTATAAAAAATAAAGTATTTAAAGACATTAATCTAATACTAATTATCTCCTAATAGCAATCACTTTTATTAGTCTCATCCTAAAAATTACCAGACACTTTATATATATTTACAGGAGGTCGCATTTAGTAGTATTAATTTTATTCTCTAATTAGATAATAAAAAATTGATTGTATTTATCTCTTTAAAACAAAAGATAATTAGTCCATTACATTACAATGTTGTTCAATAGAACTTTTATCAAACCCATATTTCAAACTTCTAAGCTGAATAGAGAGAATTTTGTAAAGAATAAAAAATTATATAATATGTCTATTATAAATAATAGACAAAACAATTATAATAAATTTGTAACTAGAAAAATGTCTAGTTATGGAGCTTCATTTTACGGAGGCGGCGGCGGAGGTGGTCCCAACTGGTCCCAAAGTATCATTTATATGTTTATTGTAGCTGTTAGCTGTAATATTTCTTCAAAACTTATAAAAAATACAAATAGTAAACAAGAATAAAAATTTTTATATAAAAAAATTTATATAAAAATAAAAAAAAATATAATTTCTAAAATTTATTTGCGATAATGTCTTTTTTTGTGACTTCTTCTTCTCTTTGTATGGCCTTTTCTTCTCTTTGTAAGGCCTTTTTTATTACGTCTAGTACGGCGCTTTTTACCACCTTTTATAATATCATAGTCATATTTGTCTTGTTTTTTAATATTTTTATTTTGTATATCCATACTTTTTATTTCGTTATAATTATCATTATCATA